CCCCCCTTGCCTATGGCCCAATGTATAAAAAATTCGGAATCAGAATGTCTCGGATTAGCACAAGTGCAAATTCTTGAGCATAAAATCGAGCAAATTGTAGAACGGATGGAAAAGGATTATGTAGAAAATAGAGAGTCACACAAAGAATTTTATCGACGCTTGGAATTCGGAGAACAGGCGCAAGCGGTTACGCAAAATCAACTTGCACAAATATTATCCGATACAAGCGAAATAAAAAGTTCACTTGCATTGCAAAACAAGGAAATCAATTCCATTCAGCAAAAACCAGCAAAGCGCTGGGAAAGCGTTGCGGAAAAAGTGATTATGTTGATTGTTGGTGCTGTTTTTGCATTGGTATCGACAAAAATTGGACTTTGAAAAAAAGAAACACGATTTTATGTAAGGAGGAAGGACAATGAAAATCAATATTATGGAAAAAATGAAAATCAACATTCCTGTACGCCTGAGAAACCCATGGTTTTGGATTGGATTGATTTCCGTTGTGCTGACGGCAGTTGGTGTAGACCCGCAGTCTTTGACAAGCTGGCAGGCTGTATGGAATGGAATTGTTTCTACTCTCAATAACCCCGTCCAACTTGGCGCTGTGGTAGTCGCTGTTTTGGGTGTATTTGTTGACCCGACAACAAGCGGCCTGACCGACTCTGACCAAGCCATGACCTATGAAAAACCGCTGGAAAAGTGAGGTGTGAATATGGACATCCCATTTGTACAAGCGCACAGCAGCAATTATCAAAAGGGGCGAAGCGCCACTATCCAATGGATTGTTGTGCATTACACGGCCAATGATGGCGACACCAGTATGAACAATGCCAATTATTTTCAAGGAGCAAACCGGGAAGCATCGGCGCACTACTTTGTGGACGAAAACAGTGTTACGCAGTCTGTTAGAGATACCGACACCGCTTGGCACTGCGGCGCAAAGACATATTACAACGCTTGCCGAAACGCGAACAGCATCGGCGTGGAGATGTGCAGCAACGTTATTGGTGGAAATTACGTCATTACCGAGCAAACAGTGGAGCGCACGGTAGATTTGGTGCGGATTCTGATGCAGAAGTACAACATTCCAGTAAGCCGAGTATGCCGCCATTACGACGTGACGCATAAGGAATGCCCGGAGCCGTGGGTTCGCAATCCACAGCTGTGGGAGGATTTCAAAAAACGATTGACACAGAAGGAGGATGAAGAAGTGGTTGAAAAGAAAACCGTTCTTTTGGACGGAAAGAAATATACATGCGACTGCATTGAGAAAGACGGAAACAATTTCGTGAAGATGCGTTCGCTTCCGCAGGCAGGATATACCGTGGTATTTGATGCTGCGCGAAAACTTCCTGCAATCACATCTCCGCAGTGCAGAACGTTTGTACCTGATGCAGACGTAAATGTACAGGATGCAATTGACACACTGCGGGAAGTATGTGGACTGGAAGAACAGACCATCGAATATTTGAGAAAGTACAAATATGGCGACGATCTGGTGAAAAAATTGGCAAAGGGTATCGCCGCTTCCTAACGGGAGCGGCGATTGCTCAAATGAAGGAACAGTAAGGAGGGAAACGGTTGAGTACGAAAGATTTTATAATGGGGATGCAAGTCGCGGGAGGTGGAACAGGGAGTGGTGGAGGAACGGTTGTCGTTCCAAACATAAACGCCACTGCTACAACTCTCCCCGCTGGGAGCGATGCCACTGTAACAAAAAGCGGAAGCAATACCAATGTTATGTTTGCGTTTGGAATCCCACAAGGAGAACAAGGAAACCAAGGACCAACCGGCGCACAAGGACCAGTGGGTGCAACTGGTCCGAAGGGTGATACAGGAGCGCAAGGTGCAACGGGACCCGCCGGGCCGCAAGGAGAACAAGGTGAGATAGGACCAACCGGTCCACAAGGACCTGTTGGTCCTGCGGGACCTGCTGGGCAAACTGGACCGCAAGGGCCACAAGGTGTACAAGGACAACAGGGAGAACCGGGCGCTCCGTTCCTGATTTCTAAAATTTATAATACTTATGAGGACATGAACAACGGGTATGCTACGGATGGGTTGTCTGAGGGACAGCTTGTAGCGATTGCGACAGACACCGGGGGTAGCTACGGAGGATGGATTTACGCCAAAGGATCAACGCAGTATGACTTCTTTTATGGTATAAGCACCACAGAGGGAATTCAAGGCCCACAAGGTCCACAGGGAGAACAAGGCCCTCAAGGAGAGCAAGGACCTGTTGGACCTGTTGGACCTCAAGGTGAGCAAGGTATACAAGGTGAAACAGGGCCTGCCGGCCCGCAAGGACCAACAGGCGCTACCGGACTGACTGGTGCGACTGGCGCAACAGGACCAGAAGGTCCACAAGGGCCTGCTGGTCCACAGGGAGAACAGGGTGTGCAAGGACCGTCTGGACCTGCTGGCCCACAAGGTCCTGCTGGGCAAGGAGTGCCAACAGGTGGAACGACAGGTCAGGTTCTTGCAAAAGCCAGTAATAACAACTACGACACGCAATGGGTAGACCAAACCGGAGGCGGTGGCTCGTATACCCAAGGAAATGGTATTGCAATTGATGGTCAACAAATATCCATTCGTCTTTCCGAAGCACAAGGGAATGTCGCAACTATCGGTTCGGATGGTGGACTCTTCGTTTCTGCTGGTGGAAGTCTGATTCTGGAAGGAATTTCTATTACAACTCCCCCGAATACAACTACTTATACGGCTGGACAAGTGTTTGACAATACCGGAATGGTAATAACAGCTTATTATAATTTTGGGTTATCGCAAGAAATTACAGGATACACAGTTTCCCCAAGCGGCGCACTAACAGGAGATGTAACCGAGATAACAATTACATACAGCGAAGGTGGAGTTGTAAAAACTGCAACACAGCCCGTGACAGTAAATCGAATGACCGCTACCCTCTCTTTATCTCAACAATCTGTTGACTTAAACGCAGAAACGCCAAGTGCAGTCGTTAATATCACATATAACGGGGATGCTACAGTGGAGGCATTGAGTGCAAGCCCTGATATTGTGAGTGCGTCGATAGAAACGCAAAAAACCTTGAGTGTAACTAGCTTATCTACCACCAGCCAGACAGTACAAATCACTGTAAGCGCACCAGAAACAGGTTTATATACCGCTGCAAGTGAAACATTAACCGCGTACAACTACGTAACGGCTCAAATTTACGGATCAGTATGGGATGGAAGCCCGACAACAAAGTGGAGCAGGACGGACGCTGCTGAACTGTTTTCTGACCCGGAACCGGCAGTAAATAACGGTACAGGAAGTTCCCCCTTCGACAATATCATGCCATGGTCAGGAATGACAAGAGTAAGCGACCCTGTTGCGGGTGAATTGGTGCAGATACCAAAATACTGGTATAAGTGGACGCAAAGCGGAGCATCGTTGCAGTTGCAAATTGCTAATGCACCGCAAGAAGGATTTTACGTTTCCCCCGCACATTGCGATCGTGGAGATGGGCAGGGAGAAAGAGATATTGTATATGTAGGACGATATCATTGCAATAATGAATATAAGTCTGCAACGGGAGTTATTCCTATTAACAATGTAACGCGATCCACTGCTCGTTCCTCTATTTCCAATTTTGGAGAAGAATATTGGCAATGGGATTTTGCTACATACTGGACGATTGCAATGCTTTATCTTGTAGAATTTGCAGATTGGAATAGCCAAAAAGCGATTGGATATGGTTGCGGAAACAACACATCTGTTGAAGCTGTTGGATACACAGATGCAATGGAATATCATACTGGTACATCGCAAATAGAAAAAAGCAATTACGGTCTAGGAACGCAATATAGAAATATAGAAGGCATGTGGGATAATGTATATGATTGGGTAGATGGATGTTATTATGGATCGAGTTCCATGAATGTTATATTAGACCCCCAAAAATTTAGTGATTCAACTAATGGAATGAGCATAGGTGAGCCGAGTGAAGGATATCCTTCCGTTATTACTATAATACAACAACTAAACAATCAATGGATGTTGCCTACATCTGGTGGTGGAAGTAATGAAACGTATACTACTGATTATTGGGGAGCAAGTTTATCTTATCCGCTATTGAAGGTCGGAGGAAGTTTTGTAGAAACATTAGGTAATGGAATGTTTTCGTTATCAAGCAGCCCGCGAGGATTAGAAAACACAAACATTGGTTGCCGCCTAATGAAACTTCCAAACAACACATAAGGAGGTGTCAAAATGGAATATGTTTTCGGAACAAGCAAACGAAATGGATGTATTTGCGAAAATTTAAAAACGGTTGGAGCGGAACATTCTAATCTTTATGGCTATATTTCTACTATACGAGATTTTGCAGATGGAACAAAAATCACTGACCGATGCAGAATTGTAAAGAAATATGCCAGTAAAGAAGAAAACGGAAAGTGCTACGACTGGTATTTGATTGATAGCCATTATCGAGAAACGGATACGTCTGCAAAGACACAAGCATTAGTAAACCGGGTTGTGGCTAACCTCGACTACATTTCCATGATGAGCGGAATTTCTATTCCAACGGAAGAAGGTGCTGCAAATGAATGAGCACAGCGAAAAATTTGAAACAGTAAAGCAATATTACGAAAGCGGGTTGTGGAACGAGACAATGGTGCGGAACGCAGTTGGTCGATGGATAACCGCCGAGGAATACGAAGAAATCACGGGAAAACCAATGGAGTAAAAGAAATACAATCAGGGAGGGAAACACATAATGCTTCAAAACGCAAAACCGTTGTGGAGTGCAATGCCGGGACAAACAAGCAACGCACCTACTGGGACAGGAGAACAGACGCAGTATTTTGCTGATGCAACCCGCAGGCAAATCCGAGAAATGGCGAAGTATGCCACGGACTACTTTGCGGCTCAGGTTCAAGGGCTGGATACCGAAAACCCAGAGGAACAAGGTTGGTATGAAATCCGCGTGGCTGATGTGTTTTCCTCCCTCGGTATTTCTGCCGCTTCAAAGCAGGATGATTGGAAAAATGTGTTTTTCCGCAGTCCAGCAGTTGATTATGTCCCTATGGGGACAAAGTTCTTTTTCTGGAATAATGTCTGGCTGGCTGATAATCCGTCAAACATTGCAAGCGTGGCAGGAAACGCGCTGGTGCGCCGCTGCAATACGGTTTGGAATAGTCTTGACTACTATGGGAATATCGTCTCTGAGCCGTTCGTGATTGCGAACATAGCGACCAAAGCAAACGCAAACACCGATACTGAATTTATGAAACTGGCTGACGCATACTCGGATTGCGTCATGCAAGCAAACGCATGGACGCTTGCTAATCTGAGAGAGAACACACGAATTGTTCTTGGAACAGGAGTGTATGCGGTGCGCGGCCTTGCAAACTACATAAGAGAATTTACCAATGATGCGACCAGCGTTCGACTTCTTCACTTTTCTATGGCGTATCAAGAGCCGGTCGAAACAGACGATATGGTAAATCAGGTTGCGAACGGATTGGCGTTTTCGTGGGAGATTGCAGCGGACGTTCCGCGCAACATGACCGTTGGACAGACTGCTACGATTGTTCCTACATCTATACGAAATGGTGAGACTCCTACTGAAACAGTTTCGTATATCTTTGAAAGCCTAACGTCTGAAATTGCAACTGTAAGTAGCACTGGTGATGTGGAATCGGTTTCAGTTGGACAAGCGCAAATAAAATGTACACTTGAACAAAATCCGAACATTAGCACTACGTTTACAATCGAAGTAGCTGACGCAGCAGCGTTCGGATGGGCTTCCAGTGTTCCTACTTCCATACCTCAGTTTACAAGCGTTACGCTGATTACCACGCAGAACACAACGTGGACTGTAACGGGAGGAGTGCAGAATGCTTTCGACTACACCACAACCGATAACAGCATCACGGTCACCTGCTACTACCCTGTTGATATTCCGATTACGGTTACTGCCACCAACGGAACGGAAATGCTGACCGCCACCATCGCGCTTACTGCAAAGTAGAGTTTTGAAAAATATTATTTACAACTTTCCTACTTTTAGTTGACTTTATGCTTTATATAAAGTATAATAAACGTAAGACAGAAAGGGGCTGGGTGGATGGGAAATAAGATAGGCAGACCAAAATCCGAAAACCCAAAGTTGCAAAAAATAACAATCCGATTGGATGCAGAAACCGACCGAAAGCTGCGCGAATATTGCGATAGAAAAGGAATTTGCATAGGAGAAGTTATTCGAAACTGCATCAATTCAATTCTGGGACAAAAATAAATAGGGCGTTGGTCGCGCCTTGCAAGCAAACCAACACCCTATAAAAGCCAAACCCAAAAGGATTTGTTTTATATATTATATCACAATCCTTTCTTGGGTTCAAGCAGAACAAAGGAAGGAGTATAAAATATGGACGATAAGACACTTGCTATGTTAGGCGATAGAGATGCGCAAGAGCGGATCACAGAGAGAGGGGAGCTGCTACCGTGCCCAAAGTGCAAAGGGGAAGAATTGACCATAACAGGAAACGGATATAATATATACGACCCCGATACTTTGGGATATGTTGATAGCGTACCTGATACATACATTTACATCGTGTGTGAGGATTGCGGAATTGTTTCAAGTTCGGTTGACGTAAATGATGATGAAGAGTATGCGATTACAGAAAAAAGATTGATTGCAGAATGGAACACTCGCGTACCGCTTATTACACCCGAACAAATTAAGAGATTGGAGGATATGTGATGAGCCGAATGACTGTATCGATCAATAAAATTAAGGGATATTTAGACAGCATTAGCGGAATGGATGGTCAATCCGCAGATATTGTTGAAGGCGCTTTAGAGACTTTAGTAAAGGCCATTTGTGATTGCATATACAAATATATGACCGAGGATGAAAGAACCGAAAACGACAAGAGAGAAACAGAAAAGATGATTAAAGAAATTGAAAGTGTCACATGGTATCAAATGAAAAGAGGTAACATGCGGGAAGGGTCAAGCGGCAGAGAAGGTGCTTGGTACCAAGCAAGCGATATTCTTGCTATTACAGACAAGTATGCAAAAGAATTAGGGGTTGAAAAATGAAACTTTCTGATTTCAAAAAAGACCAAATCGTATATGTAAAAGAATCTGTTTATAGGCAGAAAGAACCAGAAATACATGAAGCAAATGTTATATCCGTTGGGAGAAAATATGTAACCGTTAAAATGAACGGATGGGGAGAAATCAAGTTTGATGCAAGCAACGATTTTAGACAGGTTACAGACTACACACCAACCTTTTATTTGTATCTGATCAAGGAAGATATTCACAAAGAAATGGGACGGAATCGTAAAGAAAGAAAACTTGAAGAATATTTTTCGTGGCGATGCGGAATGGTCGCAAAACTTTCTGATGATGATTTGGAAAGAATGCTTTCAATCTGCGAGAAATACGATGTGTAGGGATTGATCGCAATTGCAAGTTGCTGAATGGATAAAGTGATAGGAGAAAACAGATGAACGTATATCCTGAATTGAAAAAAATCGCAGGTCTGAACCAGCGCATCAGCGAATTGCATAAAAAATTAGTTGATAAAATCGACATGGACGATTTGGAAATTGAATCAGCACATTTGGTTTCTGGTTGTTCTGTTCGGAATGGACAACTATGGAAGAACGGCGGTAAGATTACAAACTGTGGTCTGGTAGACGATGATTACTATTGCGACCAGCACACGGGATTCTGTGAAGATGATTATTACGGAACGCTCTATTTCGGAACGAATGTTCCGGGGCAGTATGTAGAAATTCCGTTCCACATGTATTGATAGATCACTGAAATTAAAAAATAGTAAGCGATAAGGGAGTTCGAAAATGGGAGAAAAAATTACATGCAAACTGTGCATATATATGAATCTGACAAGACGCGCAAAAATAACTGCGCGAAATATTGGTATTGGAGGTGCGCGCGGATATTGCATGTGCGAACATCCGAAAGCATACGAAATGTTTAACAAGGTATGTCCACGCAGTAGAAGTATGGCTTGTTTCATCGGATTTACTGAGCCTGGAGGAAATGAGCCGACAATTAAGACAAGTCCGAAGTGGTGTCCACTGCGCAAAGAGAATATGGAAAAGGAAGATAACCATGACGATTAAAGAATCTGCTCAAGAAATCGAAGCATTCCTCAATTCCGATTTTGATTCTACAAACGATGCACCTAACATGAAAGAGTTCATCACCGCTCTTAAACTTGTACTTTCATATATGAAATGTATGGTTTCGGATAATCCGCTGACAACGGAACAGTTGAAGGAAATGCGCGGAAATCCTGTGTTGGTTGTATGGAAAGATAACCGAATACTTCCCCGTTGGTATATTGTAGGCGGTCGTTCGTGGAACTTAAATGAATTTGATACATTTAAAGATTACGGAGACTGGCTTGCCTACGCCTACCAACCCGCGCACATCGACCGAGAAGAGTGGAAACCGTGTTGGACTTGTCGGTCTGTTAAATCCGAACCGAGCTGGGGTAAAAAATATAAATATTGCCCGCATTGCGGTCGCCCCCTAACACCCGACGCATGGGACGCACTAGAAAAACGGATAAGGTGATGATGTAGTGTAAAAGAAATATTTTGCAGGTCGATATTCCGCCTTGCTTGAATCTTGGGAGAAGGAGGCGTATACAGGATGATATGGTGCGGATTGGTTGGAGGAAATCGGAGAAAGCATTAAAATTTACGCTATAGATTGTGAAAACGACGGAAAACGTCCAACATTTACTGGATTGATTCGATATTTGAAAATTCTGCACGATGAAGCCGCACAAAAAGACTAGATTAGAAAATTAGAGGAGTAACAGGAATGACAAACGCAGATAAAATTCGAGAAATGGATGATAACGACCTTGCTGTTTTCCTAATGACAGTCGAAGCAATGGGATGGCAAAATTCCAGCATCGCCAAAGACGATAAAGGCAATGTAGTGGATATGTTTGACTGGATGCGTATGACTGCAACGGAGATATAAGATGGAAAAGCGAAACGATCAAAAATATTGCATCTGCGGAATTTGCAGAGAACGGATTCCGAAAGATGAAATGGTGCGTGATTCTGGTTCCGAAACGGGATGGATTTGCTTAGATTGTAACGCGTTTGTTCATCCCGAATATGACGATGAATTTTAGCAAACTGAATATATAAAATTCTCTAATTGGAGAGAAAAGAGCCAATAGGGGCTATGAATCGTTTAACGACGGTTCATAGCCCCTTTTTTATTTTAAAAAATATGCAAAGGAGAGTTGAAATGATTTACAAGCCAAGGTGCGAATACGCACATGCAGAACGAAAAAACGGCGCATTGCACTGTTCTAAGCTGAACGGGTATTGCGCATTTCAGTATCAGTGCGAACAGACGGGACAGTGGGAGAACACTCCTACTGCGAAGGGATGTAAGGCGCGTAGGCCGAAGGAAGAAACGAAAAACATTTCTGCTGAAAATCCCGTCGCGGAAATTCAGGAACTTTCCAAAGGTGCGGAATTATCCGAAGATCAGAAATTCAACGGTGCAAAAAACACCGCTGAGAAAATTGCGGATATGTCACATGATGAAACGCAGACTGCGGAACAAACAGATGCTTTAAAAGCTGTAAATACACCATCCACACCCCATACCGCTACGGTATCTGAAAGGAGCAAAGTAACTGATGAAGTGGAACGATCTGAAAACCAAACTGCACGTCGAGCAAGTGGAACTAAGCGAGGACGACGTAAGAAACGCGACGACGTACCTTCCGATGCTGCACAAGCAAGCACTGGTAAACCAGTTAGTGAACGGATGCATTCAGAAAGTGGAACTGTCTCTGAATGATATTCAACCAATTCCTCCCCGATATCAGGAGGACAGCTTTGCAAAGAGCCTGATTTGCTGTGCGGTGCTGGCTGGTTTCTACATGCACATGTATGACCTTTCTGGATTACTTTCTGAAAACCCGTCGTTTGAATTTTCAATGACGGACTATGACCGTTTTGCGAGTATTCCAATTCAACTTGACAGGATTCGTCGGTGCGGTGATATGGAAATTCGACCGATTGCAAGTGCGATTCTAACCGATTACAGAGACTTTGAAAAACGGCTGAACCTTGCTATTCATAACTACATCAACGCGAAAAATGATACATGTGTTCGTCTTGTGCAGATGATGAATATGCAAGCCGCGCCTGAGAATGTAAAAAATGCAATGGAGCAATTCAAGGAAATTCAAAAGGAATTGGAGCAAGCTGAGAAAAAGGGAGAATCCGAATCGGCGGTAACTACCGAGGAAAAGTCGGCTGTTGATAAACAGGATAAGGGGGACTGATTATGCCGGTCTCCCCCACCTATCCGTATGAGCGGTTGCAACAATACAACCGAATGCAAGGCGCGGAAGAAATACCAAGACAGGTTATTAACTACCTAATGGATATGCCGCTCCCGGGATATACACCACAGGACGGGGACGAGTACCCCCGTTCTCGGTTGATGAAGTATCTTTACTACGATGAAGCATACCCGTTAGATCAACCGCTCCCCTCCCCTGCACAGAAGCTATCCATTGTGTTCGACCCTATGCACCCCACACAGCCCCCGAACACCGAGAAAGGTTATCGTATATTCCCACAGCAATACGTTGCACAGGCGCAAGTCTTGGCGGAAACAACGCTATACGTTCACATGGGACAGTCTGTTGCGAAAGCAGTAAATCGCACCGAACTATCCGTTGTGTTTGAGATTATGACCAATGTCAACTACGAAAGCAACGCGGGCAATGTTCTGTCCCGCACATGGGCTATGGAGTGCGCCGTTCTGGATGCGCTCAACGGGGTAAACCTCAACGGTGTTGGTACGTTCTACTTTGACCGGACGCAGCACCCGTCGTGTGGCTCTTGGGATATTGGCGACCGAGGAACAAACGTAGGGAGGCAGCTTGTGATTGGGCTTACTTGGTGTCCGAATGGATGAAGGAGGTTGAAAAATGACTAATTATCCGTTCGCACAAAAAGGTACGTCTGCGTGGGAAATCCAATCCAGAGGGAGAAGCGTAACCGTTGATATGGTGCAATCTGAAACCATGTCATTCGATTCAAACGGATATGTTTCTATTCTTTTGTCGGCAAGTTCTGTGCCTGATGATTTTTTTGATTTCATCACAAGCATCAAAAGCGAAGCCATTTTGGTCGTGAAAAAATCACATTTTGCAAGCATGGAACACGCAGATGTTCAGATGGAGAAAACCATTTTTATAAACAGTATCCATTGCGAATTTTCATCAACTCCAACAGATGTAGGAAGTTATAAAATCCACTTGAGATATTGCATAAACAAACAATGCAAAGACTAACCGAAGAAGAACTGCAATCCATGTTGCAGAAGAATCCCAGTCTGCGCGTTCGGCAGATGGGTGGAGCGCCTATGGAACAAACCAAGCGGACAAAGGATATGGCGCGGCAGATCGCGGAACAGATTGTACCAGAAGAAAAAAAGCCGAGCAAATACCGAAACATAAAGGTATATGTATACGAAAACGGGGTTGTTTCAAAAGGTGAGCAACTACCAAAGTACGGAAAACCGGAAATGGTGTTTGATTCTGTGAAGGAGTATGAGCGCTGGGGCGCACTTCAAATGTTGGAACGCGCTGGCGCAATAAGAGAATTGCGGCGGCAAGTACCTATGGAGATTGCTCCAAAGGCGGTTTCAAGAGACGGAGAAAAACTACGTGCGATTGTGTACAAAGCAGATTTCATGTACATAAACAACACGGATGGGGAAACCATTGTCGAGGATGTAAAGCCGTTTGATAAGAAAAGCGGAAAGTATCTGACAACCAAAGACTTTAAATTGAAGTGGAAACTGCTTAAAGCGAAGTACAAGGATTACTGGTTTAGGATGGTGTAAAAGAAAATGTACTGCACGGATTTTCTATACGACTGTTTGAAACGGATTCAACAAATTCTTCATGAGAAAGCAGAAGCCGAAAGGCATCGGAACAGATGGAAGCAGACACGAAAATTAGTTCTTTATTCTTGGCTGTGGATGCAGTGCGAGTCTTTGATAATCAAAATAGACGCGCATCGTCAAATTAAAATACCGAAATGAGACAAGTACAAGTAAATAGGTCGATTTAGTCATAGATTGCAAAAGGACGCACTAATAGACCGCGAGTTACCTTGCGGATTGGTGCGCCCTTTTTTAATTACAAAAATCAAAAAGAAATGAGGTGTCTGTTTTTGAGTGTTTTAGCAACATTTCAAAAGTATCAACAGAAAGTAGAAATGGCTGTTGATGAAATTTTGGAAACCGATGTGGCAGAAACGGTTAAGGACATTATGGAAGAAAAGCTGAGCAGCGTTGTGTACTCCTACCCCGCCACAGAAAACGCAATGGCAATGCGCCGGTATGCAAATGGTGGTTTGCAGGATAGAAGCAATATGCAGTCTCGCGTGGAAGCAGACCACACGCTGATTGTAGAAAACGACGCACCGTTGCAAGGAACTCCAACGGGAGACGCGCTTTCGGATGTGGTAAACGCAGGATACAGCAATTACAAACAGCCCTATGCACGCCAATTCGTGCAATCAACGGAACAGGAAGCCGCGTCTGGACGCGTTGCGGCTGACATTATGAGCGGTCTGCAAAGACGCGGGATTACTTGAAATAACATACAGAAAAGAGGTTTTGATACATGGCTGTCGAAGTAGTAACTATAAAAGTTGGCGTAAGCGGCGATACTTTAGCGATTCAAAATTTGCAACGTCTCGATACGCTGATTGACCAACTCAATAAGAAAACGGTAAATATAAAACTGACCGGTAGCACCGCTGCAACTATTGAAAAAAGCGCGTCTGCACTTGATAAACTTGGCGCATCAATGGAAAAAGTTGCATCCAGTTCTGGTAAAATGAATATTTCAACGCAGGGAGTAAATGGCCTTGCAAAATCTTCTACCGAAGCTGGAAACGCTGCGAATACAGCTGCAACACAAACAGATAAATTTAGCGAAAGCACGCAAAAACTGAAAAACAATGCCAGTTACGCTAACCAAACTATTACTAATATGGTTGGTAAATTCGCGCAATGGTACTTAATTGGAAATCTTGTTAGCGCACCAGTGTCCGCATTTAAGGACGCGGTTCAAGAACTGAAAAATGTAGATTCTGAACTTGTCAGCATACAAAAGGTTATGGGTGCGTCTGCATCCGAAATGGACAGGCTTTCCGAAAAGGCATATCCAGTCGGTTCTAACCTTGGTGTAGCTGCATCTGATTACCTTGCATCCGTGACGCAATGGGCGCAGGCCGGTTACGGTTCTCTTTCGGATGAACTTGGTGAACTGTCTGTTATGACGCAGAAAGTAGGAGACGTTGACCAAGCAACGGCAAACCAATTCCTGCTTTCCGTTGATGCAGCATATCAGTATCAGGGCAGCATTGAAAGCCTAACTCGTGTTCTGGATGGCGCAAACGAACTTTCCAACAACTTTGCTACCAGCGTGGAAAAGCTGGCTGGTGGTATGGGAATTGTTTCCTCCCTTGCTGCGCAGGCAGGAATGGCCGTAGAAGAAACTGCGGCGGCAATCGGTACAATCACTGCTGTAACGCAGGAAAGCGGAAATAGCGCGGCTCGTGCGCTGCGTGCGCTAATCCTTAATATTCAAGGGGAAACCAACCTTGAAATTGACGAAGTAACAGGTGAACGCTGGACAGAGGAAGAAATCAACAAAACCGCCGAAGCAATCCAAGGATTGAATGTTGCAACGAGAGAATACAAGGACGGCATTCTGCAACTGCGAAATCCGATGGAGGTTATCGGTGAAATTTCCGAGAAGTACAGAGAAGGTTTGATTTCGGAAGTTCAGCTGCAAGAACTGGTTTCTTCTCTCGGTGGTAAAACGCGATCCAACCAGTTGCAAGCGCTGATTACCAACTTCGACATGTACGAAGATCAGGTTGAGACATTCGTCAATGCAACCGGAAGCGCGGAACGAGAGTTGGATATTTACCTCAATTCGTGGGAAGCAAAGGCAAACCGCGTACAAAACGGCTGGGTTCAACTTGTAGAAAACATGAAAACCAGCGAAATTTCTAAGGGTTTGCTGGATGTAGCAAATGCACTTCTTACGATTGCTAATTCTGATCTTGGACAAACTATTATTCAAATTACAATGCTTACAGCTGCGGTTACGGCGCTGACTTTAGCGTATGAGAAATTCAAAGCTGCCCAAGCTGCCGGAACGCTTACTGAGTTGAAAGGATTGCCCGCACTTTTTTCTAAGATATCTAAAATAGATTTGGCATCAATTTTTACAAATGCTGGAACCGCAATCAAGGGAGCAGCATCAGCGATAACGGGTGCTGGTGGACTTGCTGGCGCAATTTCTTCTCTTAGTACGTCTGCATTGGCAATGGCTGGTGTTATTGGAGCTATCGTAACTGCTGGCGTTCTTGCGTTTAAGGCTGTAGATTCTATAATTGTAACAGCGGAAGAACAAAAAGAACTTGCAGTTACAGCGGGAGAAGAATACCAAAGCGCAGCGGTGGAGGTAGAAAACCTCAATAAACAGTTAGAGGATACCAATAAGCAGATTTCCGATTTGGAGTCAAAGGGAAAACTTTCTCTTACAGACCAAAAAGATTTACAGAATCTTGAGGAACAGCAAAAATCTCTGGAAGCGCAACTTGCTATTGCAGAAAGTATTAAAAAAGTTAAAGAAGAAACGGCGGTTTCTGAAACTCAACAAGCGATAGAAAAAGGATTCTCTCAAGGATGGTTTGACCTCGGAAAAGAGATTGGATTTAACGATGCGTTCGACCCCAGTCATATATATGAAGGTTGGGAAAACCAAATCGGACTCCTAACGGATAAATTAGAAGAGTTTCGTCAAAAGCGAGATGAACTTTCTCAAAAGGGAGATTCTCTCAACTGGTTTGAACAAAAGGATTTGGAGGACACCAACGAAGATATTACTGCATTGACTTCCACGCTGGGAGAAATGGCATCGGAACTGCAAACTTATTATGACAACTTAGATGGCGTAACTGGTGAGCAAGCAGATGCAATTCGAGCGCAAATAATGTCGTATCTCGATGCTATAAACTACGCTCTTGACCCGGTTGGAACTGTTATAGACAAAATTGATGATGCACTAAACAATCTTTCTACCGATGAACTCCAATCGTTCAACGATGCATTGAATGAACTTCGCTCGGATGGAGAACTTACCGCTGATGAAATTATGCAGTTGGCAGACACTTTCCCATTCCTTTCTGCACTGATGGACGAGAGCGGCGTTTCTGCACAGCAGCTTGCAGATTATTTCCTGCAAACTGGAACTGCGGCAGGTGAAGCAGGAAGCGATATTGAACGGCTGAAAAAAATTATTAACCCCCTTAGCGAAATAACGGATTCTGCATCACAAGCACTAAAGGACTTCCAAGAAGCCGTAGATGCAGAAGATTTTGACGATATCTACGACGGATATTCCGATGCGATAGACAGATTCTTTGAGGATTACGAACAGGGTATGCGCAACTCGCAAGCTATGTGGGCTGCGGCGGACTTGTTCTTTACACCGGAACAGCTTGAAGCTATGGGATGGGATATTGATACCATCGCAACCAAACTTCAAGAAATGCAGAAGTATTTCACTGGTGACCCGACGCAATTTTATGATCAAGTTGCTGCGCTTGCAGAAGCGGGTGAATTGATTAACGAAAACGGAGAAGCCCTTGCTGAAATGACCGAAAACGGGTTGAGAATACCCGTTGAAAATTTCGATGAAATTGCTGAAAAATTGGGCATCAGCGAAGAAGCATTTGCATCTCTGATTCAATATGTCGGAATGTTCTCTGATGCGATAATTGACATTGACCTTAGTGCCATTGAAGATTATGTAAATGACATGGGTCTTGTTAAAGAAATTGGAGAAGAACAAGTTATCAACGCGGATGAACTGGAAAAGCAGTTGCGGGAAGCCGGTGCATCAACAAAGGATATCACGCAAGCGTTTGAAAAACTGGAATCCGCTGGATATACTGTTGTATCTGTAACAGAAGAGGTTGAAAACCTCAAAGATATGCTGGCCGATCTTGGCGCAGCAGAACAGAAAAACGGTAAACTGGAAATCAGGATCAGCAATTACGCACAGTTAATGGATCAGCTTGGATATACAAAGGAACAAGCTGCTGAACTTCTTGAAAAGCTATATAGTGCCGGAAATGTTTCTTTTGTAGATACCGAGGGAAACACAATTAGTCTACAACAGGCAATTGACCAAGTAACTACCTCTGGACTTGAGGAACAGTTTAATAAATTGGCTGGGACAGCAGAACAGGCTGCGGGAGATATAAAAATTGCTTTCCAGAGGGCGGTAAATTATGTAAACGGTTTGACACTTAGCCCGAAGGTAAAAATGCCTGAGATTACACTTCCTACAATTCCAACAGGATGGACAACAAGTGGTAGCGATAGTCAAAGCAGCGATAAGAAAGCAACCGGAACCAACTTTGCAAACGGAGGCCCTACCCTATTAGGCGATGAACAAGGCGTAGGGCCGAAACCAGAACTAGTTATTGACGGCGACCAAGCATTTCTTGCGGGACAAAACGGACCGGAGGTTGTAAATCTTTCTCCCGGTGCGCGAGTTTTGACAAATACCGAAACAAAACGCGCGCTAAACGGAACTGGTTTTGACGGGGCAATTCCTGCTATGGCGGGTGGTTCTGCGGTCGTGATTGGCAGACCAAACTATAACGCATCTGCTGACTCTAATTATAAGGGTTCATCCAGCAGCAGTTCTTCCAGCGGTTCTTCCGGTTCGTCAAGTTCTGGTGGGGGAACTAAAGCAAGCACTGTAACCATCACACAGAAATCCGATGATGGAGAAAGTTACTGGGACAAACAGCGTGAAGCACTGGACGAATATCTGGACGCACTCGACACGGCAACCGAAGTTATTGAGTACGAACAGGAAGATTCTTACCAGAAACAAATAGCTAATTTCCAAGCGGCACAATCTAAAATTCATGCAACTGCCAACGACTTCCGCGCACGGGGGTTAAAGGATACCGACAACGAAATCCAAGAACTCAAACTGAAATGGCATGAGTACGCGGATAAGATTGAGGACGTTTACAAAGCAATGTATGACGACCTCAAGGAAATGCACAACGACGATCAATGGGAACTTGACCTACTCGAAAAAAATCGTGAGCGTGCAGACCGAAGTGTTGTTGAAATTGCGGCTGATAATCAGGAAATTGTTGCTACCTATAAGCGGATGCAACAGGAAGTTCACGACCTTGCCAACTACTACCGTTCACAGGGGTACGATGAAACAAGCGACTACATCCAAGACCTTTCTGACGCATGGTGGGAATATCAGGATGCTATTGAAAGTGTTTATGAAAATCTGACCGATTCGCTTGATAAGTATATCGAAAAATCCAAAAACAAGCTGGAAGAACTGGAACATACCGGTGCTTCTGTTGGAGAAAAAATAACCGTATATATTGAGAGAATCCAAAAGGCGCAAGAAACACTTGCCGCACTGAAATTCACAAATAAAAACGGTGTGAATGATGAAGCTATCTCCGATGTTCAAAATCAAATTTGGAGCGATCAGGACGCGATTAAGAATATCCAAGATTCTTTGTGGGATGAACTCGGAAATGCTCTTGATGAAATTTTTGAGGAAAAGCAAAATGAAATAGACCTGATTGACAAACAAATTGACCAAGCCAATAAGCGAATAGATCAGTACAAAAAACAGTTGGATGATATTCTCAACGATCCATCCATTACTGGGACGGACGTTGGAATTACCGACCTTCTGGAACGACTTAACGATAACCTTGACGCAGAAAAGGACGCTTTGGAGTCCATTGTGGAACCGCTGGAAAATCAGATCAACGGATACTACCAGCGAGACGAGGACGGGAATCTTGAGTACATCGAAGGATTGACGGATAAGATTGAGGGATATTACAAGCGCGATGCCGAAGGAAATCTCATCTATGTAGAGGGATTGCAAGACCTTCTGGATGCAGAAAACGAGCGTTACAATGCAGAGAAGGAAGAACGTGACGAACAACTGCAACTGGAAAAGAAACAGCTTGCCGTACAGGAAGCTATCAAGAATTTGCAGCAGGCACAGCTTGACCTTGAAACCGCCAAAAACGAACGTCCTCTTTACACTCTGAAAGATGGTGTATGGGCATGGCGTCCGGACGAAGAAGCAATAAAGAACGCTCAGGAAGCCGTTGAGGACGCAGAACAGGCAAAGGAAGATGCTGAAAACGACCTTTATGAATATGAGGAAGATTTGAAGCATCAGCAGATTATTGATGGATTGCAAGACCAGATCGATGCTATTGAAAAACAAAAAGAAGAAATCAATAAGCAAATCGACCTGTACCAAAAGGAAAGCAAAGCACGCCAAAAATATCTGCAAAGCCAGATTGACTACTGGGAAAAGGAAAAGGAGGCTTACGAAAAACACTACGATGAACTGATTGAGGTTCAAGAAGATATTATTGCGGCAAAGGAAGAAGAACGTGACGCGCTGAAAGAGGACTTGGAGAAATGGAAGGAAGAATGGGAGGATATCACTGATAGTTTGAAAGAACCGGTTCGTGATATCAAGGACATTCTGATGGACATTGCCAAGTATGGCACTCCTGCCATGCAGGAGCAGGTCGAAAATGTAACAGACCTTCTTGCGCAGCTCGGACATGCCCTTGAGAATTTCAACCCGGAGTACGGTGGAGATAATGACTGGGGCAACGGCGATTACATGCAAGGGTTCAAAGACCAAGTTATCGAAAAAATGAAAGAGAACTCTGTCCGCTGGCATATCGCTGATGATGAAGAAAAGAAACAACTTGAGCGAGAGCAGAACGAACTTGGACAAAGCATCGGAGCAAGTTACGACGATCACACCGGACTGTGGAGCGATGAAAACGGTGACGTTCTATATGACATGTCCGATGCGGAAATGCAAGAAATTGTTGCTCGTCTGATGAAGCAAAATTCAGATGCATGGCATGATGCAAGTGCAAGCGAAAAATCCCGTCTGGAAGCGGAAAACCAAGCACTTGGCGATTTGATTGACGCACAATATGACGAACACACCGGAAAATGGTATGCAAGTGATGGATCACCGCTTTTCGATACGGGAGGAATTGCGCGCGGGCTTGGCGTGATGCAAAAGGCAACCACGGAAGATGAAGTTGTCCTCTCCCCTGCCCTTTCCAACCTTGTTCTTACCCCGCAAAAGAACCGGGAGTTTGCACAATTCGCACAGTCTATGGGGTTGCTGTTTGGCGCGGCGCAGCACTTTGGAAGCGCAGAATTTTCCAGAGAAGCGGTTTCCAACAGCGTAACCGACCGGCACGACATTACGATCAACGGCGTTACGATTGGAGAAAGCATGTTGCGCAGACCGCTATCCGACACGCTTTCCTTGCTTGCATTGCACAGGAACGAATATTGATTTTTTTAAAAAGTGGGTGGAGCAATTCTACCCACTTTTTTATTTATCAAAACACTTGCTTTCCTACTTTTGGTGTGATATACTTATACTATAAATAAATATTCAAACGGCGCGACACGCGCCAAAACACATTTGATGCTGTGAGAGTCCATGCGGACACATAGCTTTGTTAGTGTGCTTTGGTGTGTGCCGCTTTTTTCGTTTCCGCACCACGGCACGCGGAAAGGAGAAAATAAAAATGAACGACATTATGAACATCTGCGGAGTAGACTGCTATGAAGAAAACGGAGTGGTTTATTTAGAATTGGAGTCTGTTGCGCGTGGATTGGGATTCACGAAAACAGAAACAAAGAACAGGAAAGAATATACTTCTGTTAGATGGGATATGATTCAGAAGTATATGGAAGAAATGGGTTTCGACCGATGGTGGGCGAAAAATGATTACATCCCCGAAAACATCTTTTACCGCCTTGCGATGAAAGCAAAGAACGCCGCAGCAGAAGCGTTTTTAGCTAAGATTGCGGACGATGTTATCCCGTCAATCCGTAAGCACCACGCATACATTACCGAAGAAACTATTGAAAAGATTCTTTCACCGGAGTTCGGCATTAAACTTTTGGTCGAATTAAAAGAAGAACGAGAAAAGTGCAAGGATTTGGAAGCGCAAATCGAGAAAAATTGGCAGGTTATTAAAGACTTTAATCCAACCAAGCAATACGTCGATACCATTCTTGAAAACCGCGAAACGATGTCAACTTCCCAAATTGCGAAAGATTACGGAATTAACAGAAGAACCTTGAACAAGATTCTTCATGAGGAAGGTGTGCAGCATAATGTGAACGGTCACTGGATTCTGTACCGTAAACACATGGGAATGGGTTATACGAAATCCAAAACCATTCCGATTACGCGGTCGGACGGTTCACCTGACACCAAACTGCACACGCAATGGACGCAGAAAGGTCGCATGATGATTCACGAAATCCTGACGCGGCGCGGCATTAAAGCGGACATGGACAAGGAAATCGAGAAGCGAAACGGTGACAATCAGAGTGGAGACGAACTATTAAAATCCTTCGGTGTTTCTGGAACGTTAAGCCGAGTTATCGTTTAATCGGATAGGAGGATTTCGTTGTATTGCGTAGAACGGATAGAATATTTCCAATTAGCAAAAGAAAACATAGATTCTTTTGTGAACGGATTCGGGAAACGGGTATTTAGAATCGGGGAACCGATTTGCGGAATGAATTACAGAACACATGATAGTGGCATTGAAATTGTAAAGGGAGACACTTTTTATTACAAAACAATAAACTTTATTCCGTTTGGGCGTTTCATTGTACACAATTTTTTCCAAAATAAAACTTTTGTATTGTATGAAGAACAATTCAAACAAATGTTTTCTGTCATTGAATAAAGTTTTATCCGCTTTGGGATAAGCAAGCCAATCGGGGCTGTAACCAATCTTTTATAGGTTGATTGCAGCCTTTTTCATTTCAAAAGAAAGGTGGTGATATTCCTTGCCGTTAAATCAACCAACCAACATAACCCCATCCTCATTTGCTGGTGTTGGCGGTGGAGTGGTGGACGTTACTCAACCGCTTACTGTTTCATGGCAGGTAAACGGTTCTTCTGCGCTAACCTATTACCAGATACAGATTTTCGAGAATACGGAAGCATCCGACAAGGTATATGACAGCGGACAGACGGCGGTCAATCCACCGTTTTACGGAACGAGCAGCACGGGAGATGTGCAGTTTTTTGAGGTAACGATTTCCGCCACTCAGCTAACCAGCATGTCAAATGGTTATTCCAATGGGTATAAGATGCTAATAACTCAGTGGTGGAACGGCGGTTCAATTGTACAGCTTTCCCCCTCCTTCTTTTGGACTCGCTCTACCCCGACAATCTCTATTCAGTCTTTCACCAACCCGGTTACAAGCCGAATGGCAACTTTTTCAGCAACATACACACAAGCGCAAGGTGACACTCTGGACTGGTTTCGCTGGCAGCTTGCGACACAAGGGAATGAAAGCAATCCAATCAAGGACTCAGGAAACATTTATGGCACAGAGGATATTCAAGTAACCTATGACGGATTGCTTGTCGGGACCACATATGTCGTTCGTTGCATGATTCAAACCGAATATGGTATGCAAGCTGATACTGGATGGAAAGAATTTACCGTACAATACAGCGTAAGCGAATTCACAGGATATGTAGAAGCGTGCCCCGGACTGATTGACGGAATACTGGTTCGTTGGTCACGGGTTTCGTATATTCCCGGAACCGCAAATGGAAGTTATTCAGTCGGAAATGGAAACCTTTATCTTCCCGGCGGTTCTACCATTACATGGGACGAAAAG